ACCGCCGGGAAATCCATATCGACGCACAGCAGGTCGCCACGGTCGCCAGATCTCCATTGCTCTAGGTCGCGCTGAAATTTCAGCCCAAGCTCCTCCAGCAGGCAGGTGGCAACGGCGCGCTCGAATGAGCTGCCTTTGACACGGGAATTAACCATTGCGCCTTGCCAGCTCCAGCATCGTGGCACGCGCCAGATCATCGTCTGTCGCCTTCTCCAAGCGCCGGGTCAGCCCCTCGTCGAGGATCTCGTCTGCCAGTGACGACAAGCTGCGGTGCGCTGACAGGTCAAGCGCAGCCCTCAGTTTGTCGTGCGTGGATCGCCGCAAACGTAGGTGGACATTGGGATTGATGGACATCGGACTACCTTTTTTCAAAAAACATACACAACCACCCTTGTACCACTGTGGTTATATGTGTATATAACAAATGGGAGTTAGTTCTAAACAAGGGAGACAGAGATGACCACACAGACACAAGCACCGCAGATGGTTGCCAAGCGCGTAGCCCCTAATTTTCCGGCTTGGGATCTTTTCGCTGACGGCGTCAACATCGGCGTGATGACTGACTTTGAGGGCGAAGGCCCGGTTGCTACCGTCCGCACCCAGACCAAAGGTGAGGAGCGCGTCGAGGGTGACGACATCAACGAGTGCTTGGTTTACGCTCGCGCAGCCTTCGAGCTGGGTCATGCGACTTACGATCCTTATTACATGACTGAGGAGGAGGCGCGTGAGGAGGCCGAGGCCGAGGCGAAGTGGGAAGCAGAGGTTGAGCGCGCAGCCGCCAACTACTTCGAGAACCAGATGCCGATGGCCGAGGTGATGGCCGCCGAGCGCGAAGAGTACGAAGCAGCAATGTGGGCGGCGGCCTAACGGCCCCGCCCCCACCGGGAGATCATCATGACCCAATACATCGCTTACTACCGCGTCAGCACCCAGCGCCAAGGCCAGTCGGGCCTTGGCTTGGATGCTCAACGCGCCGCCGTCGCTGGTTACGACATCATCGCCGAATACACCGAGGTCGAGAGCGGCAAGCGCACCGACCGCCCGGAGCTGGCCGCTGCCCTCGCCCACGCCAAAGAGACTGGCGCGACGCTGCTGATCGCCAAGCTGGATCGCCTCGCGCGTAACGTCCACTTCATCACTGGTCTGCTTGAGGCCGGCGTGCCTATCGTCTGCGCCGACATGCCGGAGGCCGACCGCACTTTCCTTCAGATGGCCGCTGTGTTTGCCGAATGGGAAGGCCGCCGGATCTCCGAGCGCACCAAGGCAGCACTGGCCGCAGCAAAGCAGCGCGGCACCAAGCTGGGATCTCCCTGCCCGGCAAAGGGCGGCGCTGCTACCGCCGGCATTCGCCGCGACGCCACCGCTCAGGTTGCGCCGCAGGCGATGCCGGTCATCACAGCATTGCGCAATGCAGGTCAGAGCCTGCGTGCAATAGCGTCGGCATTGAACGATGCCGGCATTCCCACCGCAATGGGCCGGCAGTGGCATGCCAGCTCAGTGCGTAACCTGATCAACGCATAGGAGGTTTCAATGCGTAGCATGATCATCGACTTTGTCGGCATGTTGTTCTTGGCAACACTGCTGATCGTCTTCGGCACTAATGCCGTCACAACCGAATACAATGTGTGGGCGCTGATCGCCAAATTTGGGGGGGCAATGTGATGCTGATCATTACTAGGGCTGAGGCCAAAGCGCAGGGGCTAACTCATTACTATACCGGGGAGCATTGCAAGCGCGGTCATATACAGCAGAGATACACTTCAACTGGAGTGTGCGTTGAGTGCGGCAGGGAAAAGCAAAGGGAACACTACTACAGCGAAGAGGGCCAGAAAAAAAACAAAGCTCGACGCGCATACATGAATGAGGTCAGCAAGCGTAGCTATCACAAAAGAAAGCACGTTTACTGGAAAAACTACTATGCGAAAAACAGAGACAAGCTCATAGCTTATCAAAAACATCAAAGCTCTATCCCGGAGGTAAAGCAGCGAATAAAAATTCGCGCAAAAAAATACCGCGACAATAACTGGGAAAAGTTACTTCTCGGGAAGACGGCCAGAAAAAAGCGTGTTCGTAACGCCTCCCTTAATTGGCAGACGCATAGGGAGCGTGTGCTTCAGATTTACATTGAGGCAAAACAACAGGGCTTGCAGGTCGATCACTACTACCCATTGCGGGGGGAAACTGTTTGTGGGCTGCACGTTCCTTGGAACCTTCAGGCCATCACCGCTGATGAAAACATGAGCAAAGGCAACCGTATGCCCGAAGAATTTTATGGGCCTAACCACACACCACCAATGGGAGATATCAATGGTCGGTAAACTTACGCCCGATGGGCAACTCTCAGCTAGTAGGGTGTCAGTTCTGCTGAACGCCTCGCCCTACGCGACGCCCAACGAGCTGTTGCAGGAGATGCTGGATCTGGATGCCGGCGGCGAGAAGCAGCACCTGCCGCAGAATGACGCGATGTTCTGGGGCGACACGCTGGAGCCAACCATTCTGCGGGAGGCGGCCAACCGCCTCTCGCTCACCGATGTCGATGTCGATATCAATGTGCCATTCCAGCACAAGGATCTGCCACTGGCCGCGTCGCTTGATGGCAAGGCCACCGGCACCGGGCTGCTGAAGGCAGATCCGGAGCGCAACATCTACATGCCGCAGGGCGGCACGATAGAGGCATCAGGCAAGGTCGGGGTGCTGGAGGCCAAGGTCACATCCTCAATGCCCTCAGAACGGCCCCTGTGGAGCCGTGGGCCGCTTCAACTACAGGCACAGCTCATGTGCTACCCCGAAGCGGCTTGGGGCTGTGTGGCGACGTTGTATCAAGGCACAGCCCTGTATCTGTATCTGTACCGCCCGGACCCGGTCGTGCAGATGCAGATACGCGATGCCGTCCTCGACTTCGAGCGTCGCAGGAAAGAGCGCGACTACTACCCGGCCTACTCTCCGGGCGATGCTGGCATCGTCTACAGCTCTGTGTCGCCGCAGGATCCACCAGTCGAGATCGACCCGGATGCTGACGCCGACGCGCAGATCGCACTGGAGCAGCTCGTGCTGGCACAGCGCAACAAGGCGGCGGCTGAAGAGGATATCAACGACGCCACCACCACACTGATGGAACACATTGGCAACGCGCCCGGCGCTTATGGGCTGGTCGGCAACTCCAAGTATTTCATCAAGTGGCCGAGCCGCACCTACAAGGCACAGCCTGAGAGGGTGGTGCCGGCAAAGCCTGAGCGCACGATGCGTAGCAAGACACTGACCGTCAAGGAGATCGATTAATGCAGACCCTCACACCACAACAGCAGCGTGTCTATGACACTATCGCCAAGCACCAGCAGGACCACGGCTACACGCCCACCCTGCGCACCATAGGCGAGGAAATGGGCATCAGCCAGTTCACCGTCAGGGTGCATCTCGAAAAGGTCATACAGAAAGATAGGGCTAGACGTGTTGGCACGCGGCACATAGAGTTGAATTGATCCGGTAGGATCGTTTCCTCCACGACTGACCCGGTGGCTTGAAACCACCGGGTCTTTTTTTATTTCTTTTCTTTGATGCTGGATGCCAAGCCGCCACCAAAGTAGAAGCCGACGATGCCAAGCATGATCTCACCAAGCCACATCGACGACGCAAAGTCTTTCGCCGCCTCGACGTTGGCCATATCGATCACGCCATACAGCGCGCCGACAACACCGTTCGCCATAATGAACAGGAACATCGCCGTGAACATCAGCGCGATGTACCGCTGCGCCAACTTGAATGGCTGGTAAGCCGCCAGCAGATCTGTCTTCGCCTTGCTCTTTGCCGCGACCTCTTCCTCGGTAGTCACAACCATATCATCAATCAGGCTCATGCCCTGTTGGATGACATCCTTGCTTCCGAGGATCTTTGCCAATACTGCAAACATCATTTCACCTCTTGGTCTGTTGGGAAGCACAGCATTTCCTGATTAACAGGCATGCGCTCTTCCCAGTGGATCTTAGTGCCGGCCACATGACAGCCGGCCATAGTATCGTGGCGCGACAACACCTCAACCGAGATGTCGCCATCGACAGCAACGACCAGCAACAGCAGCCACGTCATCAGTACGACCAGACGTTGGGCCGGGGGCCACCCTTGAACGTGTCGATGTGCAGGAACCTGCCGGACCCCTTCTGCGCCACGCCAATGCCGGTGAAGCCGTGCTTCATTGCCAGCCCCATCAGCTCGTAGCAGTCCTGCCCGGACACTGCGATGTCCACGGCAATGCCCCGCGCGTGTGTGCCGGGCTGTGCCTTGCTGGCTTCGATGCTGTGCTGTGGTGAGCGGTAGCCGCTGGTGATTGCCATTGGCTTGCCGTACTCCTCACGCAGTGCCTGAAGCCGGCGCATGAAGTCTGCCGTCATCTTGCACTCGCCAGTCTCGCTGCACCGCAGCTCGGCCTCGCTGAAGTTGGGATATTTAGACCAATCCATTTCGCGTCTCCATTATTATCTCGACGGCCTTCTGCCAACTCTCGGCCTCAATGTCGGGCCGCTCAAAAAATCCCGGCTGTCGCCGCTGGCTTAATTGATTGACGCAGCACGCTGCTTGGAAATGTACCTTCCGCTGGTCTATCGCGCAATGCGCCAAGATATCGAATTGGTCCAGCGTTGGCAGCACCTTCTTGAAGCGACCGCAGCCGTTCTGAAACTGATATGCGTTGCGCCGCTGCTCTCTAATCCGCAGGTTGCCGCTCTTCACCTGCACACGCATGAACGTGTCGCCCTCATTATTCCACGCGACCAAATCCACTGCATCCTGCTGCGCCGGTGAGACGCGCCAGCCAAGGCCGAGGATTGCAGCCGCCGTGATGTACTCCCCCATCAAGCCGGTCGTCGTGGCGGATCCTGTCACAGCCTGCCTTGCTCATGCAGTATCAGAAGCACCAACCCGGTCAGGACCGCCAGACAGCCGACGATAAACGCCGCGATGATGGAGCCGTCGATAATCTTGCGGCGCTTCTCTGCGGCTGCGATCTCTGCCTCACGTCTGGCCACCCGCGCCTTTGCCTGAAATTTTTGCCAGTCATGCCACAGCCCCGGCCTGCCGGCGTAGATCATGATCTGCTTCAACTCGTCTTCCTGCTGCCGGATCTTCTCCAGCGCCAGAAATTCTTCAAGGTCAGAGCCGCCGCCCTTCTTCTGCGCCTTGCGTTGCAGGCTTTCCTTTGCGCCCACAAACTGCGCGACCGCCGACGCAGCGTCAGCGATCTCCTTGCCATTGCTGATGGCAGTCTTCAAAATTCCGAAGGCCGCGTTGGCTGCGGCAATTTCGGCCAGCACTAGCGCCTCGTCACAAGGACAAGGATCGCGATGAGCAGGCCGACCTGTAATAGGTCAATCAGCGGTATCGCCACCATCATATCGCCCCGTCAGTTTCTTGATCGTTTCGGTTTCCCAAATTCGGATCAGCACCCAGACGCCGGTAAACAGCGCCACAATATTCGGAGCCATATCAAAGTAGGCCGCAGCGGTCCCAGTTCCGGCGGCCACATCAACTAGAATTTTCTGTTCTTCTGGCATCACGCAAACCCCCTCGCTGGCGTTGCTGGCGGTGTAATCGTGTGACCACCATCCTCAAGATGCTGAATGAGAGTGTCGGCTTTGTCTGACAGCTTGCGGAGGTTAGCGTGGTAGCCCGGCACAGCCGCCATCTCAGGGTAGCTGTTGCCCTCGTCGTCAGTCAGGGTGTTGCCTGTCGGCGCATAGATGCTGCCAATCTCGTCCACCCGCACCCAGCTTGTGGCCCTGATGACATCATTGTCGTCTTCATCCTGCGTGATGATGCTGTGAGGATACACCGTCTCGCTGCCGGTCACATTGCCGTCATCGTCATAGGTGTCGCGTGTCTCGCTTGGCCCTTTCAGTGCTGCAATCAAAGCGGCTCGGTCAGCTACCTTGATGTACCAGTCAACCTGAGGCGGCGGGGTGTTGTCGAGGTCATCAGTCATCGCACATATTCTTCAGCTTTGTTTCATCATTCATAGCTATCGGGAAATATTGCAGACGCTTAATATGGCCTGACATAATCCCAGTATTAGAGCCGCCAATCAGGCAGTTGCCTATGTCAAGCGTATCCACAGACACATCTATGTCATTTACATGCCCGTCATCTGCAAAGCTGTCCGCTGTAGCAACAGAGCAAAACGTGTCGCTTGCCCTTTGCTCATAGGATGCCGCAACTATGTCAAACGCAGGGGTGATTGTTGGGTTGGCCATAGTATTAAAATTGCTAGAGTCTCGAACCATTGAGTCTATTGTTGTTGTGCTTTGCAGCCTCAAGCCCCAGCCTGTAGATGATGCGCCGCCACGGCTGAACCACCAAGGGCCACGGCTGTTAGTTTCCTGCGTATCAAACGCAACAACCATAGTGCCTTGGTCTGGCCTGTACTGCTCGAATGGATAGAGTTCTCGGACGCTTATGTTGTCAACCACATACTCGTCTGTGTCAGCAAACGTGCTTCTGCGGCTAATAGCAATTTGTGTGGATGTTGTTGTGGCAGTGAAGTCGAAACTAACTGTGCTACTGCCTGACGTTATATTGGCACTGCCAAGCCCACCCGAAAATGAACCAGAGTAAGCAACCAAGTTCACTCCATCACCAGAGTTCACCGTAAAATCTGCTGAAGCCCTGTATCTCCGCCCGATGACTGTTGGGGTTCTTTGTGTATCTTGATACAGCAAAGCGGAACCTGTGGCAGTGGAGCATGTCAAAGTTGCGCCGGATGAAGAAATAGAAGCAGTGACGCCAGCAGAAGAGCTTAATGTCCACCCGCTCGTGTCAGTGTCAAACGTGCCGTTCGTCACCAACTCAGTGCCGCCGGTCGTCGGCCCCATCACCGCGACATCTGCGTTGCGGGTGGCAGTGCTGCCGGTGGTCTGGATGTAGCTGGTGGGGAAGGAGCCTTCTTCTAGCTGCGCACCCCAGACAAAGCATGTGTCTGTGCCAAAGTCGGTAAAGAAAAACCTATGCCGCAACGATGTGCCAGTGTTGGTCGTTGTTGTAACTCGCAGCCTATACCAACCATTGCCAAAATCTTCGACAGAGCCTGATGTGTTGGTAAAGTCACCATCGTCATTTGTGCTGCTTACAGAACCATCTGTAATGTCAAAAACAACTCGTCCACGATTGGTGCTGTTGCCGTCATCAATCGTCAACGTAATGTTTTGTTCATCGCCTGTTTTGGCAAAAAGAGTGGCGGTGTAAGTTTTAGCAGAAGCTGCTTTTGTAAACGAGTCTGACAAAATTGCGTTTGTACTGGTCGCCACAAGTTTTGTGCCTGTGGTAGTGCCATCAGGAGCAAGGACATCATCCCCTGTAACAGTCACCCCAGAGCCACTCCAAGATGCCGCGCTAAAGTCCTCGCTGTCATCAACAAGATTAGTCCGCGCCTCCTCAATCAGCAGCCCCTTCGGCGTGGCTCCCTCGCCGTAGTACGGCGCACCCTCAGTGCGGTGGTAGATGCTGGCCGTGCTGCCGACCTCTAGCTGTGCGCCATAGTAATACAAGCCGTAGTCCGGTGAGGCCAAGTCGTTATAGAGATAAGCAAGTATCCAAGTCGTCGGGCTAAAGGTTGCAATGGTGTCAGTGATTGAGCATCTAAACCAGCCATTGCCTACATCCTCAATAGTCGCGTCATCCAGCAGACTGTCTTGTTCTTCAATAACGCCAGTGTCTACGTTGAACCTAGCGTTTCTAAAATCATTGTTAGGTGAGCGTAGCTCTAGCTTTTGCCCACTGAATTGCTTGGCGTATATAGACAGAGTGTACTGCTTGCCTTCGGTTAAATACTGTTGCCAGTTAGTTGCAGAGAACGCGTAAATGTAGCTTGAGCCGCCAACAGCACTCTCCAGATGCAGATAAACGCCGTCTGTTCCCCCAAAGGGGTTTTCGACAGAAGACTGTTCAGCAATAGTGGAGCGACCAAGGCCATAATAAGTGCCGTCATCAAGGTCTGTGGTCTCAAGCAAGTTCTGCTCCTGCGCCGCCGACATGAACCACGAAGGGTCGTGGTCGAGCCGTGCCGCATAGGCCGCGCTGCCTTCGGTTTTGATGTAGGGGTTGTCTACAGGCAGGGTGGTGTGCTGGGAGAGTTGCGCACCCCAGACAAAAATTCCTGACGAGCCATCACCAGTTGCAACAATGAATGTGCTGGTGCTTTCTGCAAGATAAACGACACCCCAAGCTGTTGCGCTTGAACCTATGATGCCGCTAACCGCAACCCTATACCAACCATTGCCAGCGTCAGTTACGCTAAAAGAGCCATCGGTAGCGCCATTGCCAACCACAAGAGAACCTGTCGAGCCGTCAGACAAGTCTATGCCAATACGAATTGATTCGTATGGTGAGGTGTTGTTAATCAAAGACACATGAGCATGTGTCAGGTCATCAGCCTTTAGGTAAACGCTAAAAGTATGTTTTTGCCCGGCCCCAATGCTTACATTTTGAATTGCGAAATGAGACGTAGAACTTGTGCTGTCTAAGTACAGCTTATCAGCAGTGAGCGTTCCAATCGGAGACGTTGTTGCGTCAGTTGTTACATTTGAGCGAGTAGGACTCCAAGTAGTGCTGAAATCCTCAGACTGCAAAAGTAAGTTATGCGGCGACTTCTTGACCAAGCCGTCGCTGTCCACGAACCACGCATTGTTGCCACGGCTAAAATCGATGCGACTGTCAGGCGCACCGTTCGAGCCAATCTGTGAGGCAGCAAAGTTCAGGTCGAGGACAGGTTGCTCGACGCTCTTGCGTAGTCCGACGTTTCTCAGCATTAGGCCATCTCGGTTACATACAGGGTTCCGTCTGCGTTGGCTCGGATAGCGGCAATCTTGTCGCCCTCGTCAGCCTTGAAATACTCCACCTGATTTGCCGGCAGGTAGGCTGTGCTGGTCGTCGCAGTCGGGCTGGTGCCAAAGATGATGTGGCAGTCAGTCGTGCTGACGACGCGCACTGTAGTCGTGCCATTGGCAAAGGCGGTGCTGTTCGCCGCGCTGCTGCTGGTGACGCTGATGGTCTGGGTGGATCCGAGCGGCAGTGCTTGGATCTGCTCAGACTTGTTAAAAGTTCTCGCTAGTTCGGTTGCCATTTTTGTTACTCCTCTATGTAAACCAACTTCTCGCCACTAATCTGTTCAAGAACACGCAGCGCCTTCAGCATGTCCACATTGATTGTCTTGCCGTCTCTTTGCGAATAGTAAGACCAAGCCAAATCTTCAGAAGCACCGGCTGGGATTAGATCAAAGTTGTGCGGGGAAAGTGTTGTTACGTTGCCAGCCTCATCCCTAACCTTCAGCTCAGAGCTACTGCTGACATCTTCAGCGAACAGCAAGACGCCACTTGTTAGTGACGCGCCCGGCGTCCCGCCATTAGTGATCCCCAGTGCGCCATTTGGCAACTGCAAAATGCCGCTACCATTCGGCTCAATCTTAATGTCGCCATTAATAGTGGTGCCAGAAATTACATTGTTGCTGATATTGATTGCATCAATCACAACCTCACCAGTCCCATTTGGCGACAAGTTAATGTTGCCATTAGTGTCGGTGCTGCTAATGGTGTTGCCATTGATGTTGATGTTGTCCACATCAAGATCAGTATTGATAATTACTGTGCCGGTGCCATTTGGCGATAAGTTGATATCGCCATTGCTGTTGCTGCTGCTGACTGTGTTAGCGGTCAAAGCAAGGTTTGTGCCTGTGAGCAGCTCAGTCCTCGCCGCCGCAAGGGTTGCGGAGCCTACGAATGTATCCATCGCCGCGTTGACTGGCGTGTCGGTAGTACCAGACGCCGCAATGGGGTTGCCGTCAGTGTTAAAGGAAAGATACTTGCCTGCGCGCGTTGCCTTGGCCGGCAGTGTCATGTCCAGTGTGCCGCCATCATCCACATGCGCCGGGTCGTACACCGGCGCTTGCAGACTGCGCTTCTGCTCCTCTGCCACCTGCTGGTCAAAGATTGTCAGCGCGTCGAGCTGCTCGTTGAGGCTGGACGCCAGCAAGTCGCCGGCAGTCACAAAGTCGGTGACGCGCTCAATGTCGCGCGCGCCGACGATGACGATCTGATCAGACGCGGTCGGCGTGGATGGCACCGACCCGCCAGTCACGATGGTGACCGACCCGGTGCCGTTGGCATTGATGGTGACGGTGTAGTCTGTGGTAATCGTCAGCAGCGTGGCATTGAAATATACCGCCACGTCGTCACTGTTCAGCACCTCGAAGGTGAAGGCATACGGCCCCAACCCGGCGGAGCCGGTGAACACGACGCGGCGCGTCACTGCGTTGATATTGTAGTCAGCCATTGCCTGTCATCCTTTGCGTCGGATTATACACTATTC